CTTTTGATTTGGGAACTGCTGAAGCAATGGCTTGCGGCTTACCAATTATTACAACTGGCTATGGAGGTCAAATTGAACATATGAATAAGGATTGTGCTTGGTTTGTTGATTATGACTTACAAGATGTTAAGGGAGATGTTATGTATGAAGGGATAAAACAGGCTGTACCAAATGTAACCCATCTTAAAGAACTTGTGTCAGAGACACTTAAAACACATGATTTAACTGATAAAAAAGGGGATAACGCCTTAGAATTCATCAAAGAGTTTAGTTGGGATAACAGTGCAAAGAAAGCGTTTGAATGTATAAAGGAGTTAAAATTGTAATGGAACGAACAAAGTGTACAGTTTGGGCTAGAGTTGTTGGATTTTTGAGACCAATTGACAGATGGAACGAAGGCAAAAAAAGTGAATTTAAAGACAGAGTAACTTTTGTCTCTAAAAAATAAGAAAAAAAAATAAGATTTTGTTTTAGTAGATGAGGTCTTTATTTATTTCATATCCATCAATACTGATTGTCATTTTGTTCCAACAATCTTGACAGACATAATTAAAGTTTGGATGAAGATGTTTTATCTCTTTATTCATTCCACACACATTACAAGTTACCATTATCTAATAAAGACACTTGGTAAAAATCCAGCGTCACTTCTAGCAATGCACTCAGCACAAATAAACATTACATTACCGAACTTATTATAAACAATCTTCTCGCATTGTTTTTTTACTCCGCAATGGTCACATTTAAGTAAATATGTCTTTGGTTTTTCCATTTTTGTTTGGCCTCCATTATACTATTAACAAGGCAACTATATTTATATATAAATATGAATTATAATATATATGTTCAAACATATATGTTATATCATATAGGTTATAAAAAAAAATAAAAAAATAAAAAAAAATGTTAAGTTTTTTGACTTTAAGCAACTATTGCAGTGACAATTGTATCTTCGTCATCTTCAAATGTTACTGTTACATCATATGATTCTTTTTCAGTATCATGTGAGTCTTTAAACTTTAGTCTTATTTCAAATTCAACCTTAACTGTATCGCCATCATTAGATACTGTAACTTTGTAATCCTTTTCAATATCATATACTGAAAGTTCATCAAAGTTATAACCCATATCTTCTAATATTGTTACATCATTCTCAGCTTCGTCTTCTTCGTCATCAACTGCTTGCAAAAATGCAGCGACAGCTAAGTCTAATTGATTTGGGGCTTGTACTTCTACAATCCTATCAACAGTGACATTAGTGGGAACTTCAACGATTTTGTCTTGGTACACTATTTCAGTAGTAGCTTCACCTGGGAGTATTACAGCTCCTAGGGCAAATCCTATAACTAATGCTAATGTAACAAAGATTGTAACTATTGTATTTTCCATTTTATCCTCCTGTTAAATTTAATTAAGTATAACATTCTATTTTTTTAAAGTTAAGATAATTATTTCCTATTTGAGAAGTAATTCTTAAGCATATAAATAATTGGTCCAGCTATCCAAGCAAACTTTGCTGGGACTGTTGCTAGTAAAGCTAATGCAAAGGGCACTAACAAGTAAGCCGAATTCTTTGCAGTCTTTAAAAGACCTATCCATACGCTATATTTATTTTTTTCCATTATATTATTATAAAAATTATTGGTTTATATTTTTTATCCAGCTGAGCAAATGAAAATATTTTATCATTTTGAGGTTCAATAAACCATGCCTTTCCATATTTATCAACAAAGACATTAAAGGCGTGAGAGGTACTAAAAACAATTCCAACCGCTAACATAGGATATTTATCTTTTATATTTTGGTTTAATTTGAAAGCAAAATTATCACAATCATAATCTTTAGTGTATAATTTCCAATTTGTAAAATCTTTTTCTAATATTTTTCTAAATTGGGTTAAAGTACATGACTTATAATCCGCATCAACTATGTAATGCTTTCCATGATTTAAACTTTTGTAGTTAATTTTTGGGAGTGATTCTTTAATTTGGTCTGATTTCAAATAGGTTAATTCAATCTCTTCTCTTTTAAAAAACCAGTTAAATATTTTAATTATCATGTATATATTACTTAAATGAACTTTATAAATTTGTGGGATGCTAGAAAATCGTCTTCCAATCATCGCCAATATTTTGTTTCATACTTGTTATTGTTTTCCAATCATCTCCAATATTTATTTTTGAACCAGTAACATCTTTCCAAACATCACCAATATTAATTTTCATTAATTTAATTTGTGTAGTACTATAACTACCTGACGAACCTGCAGAAGCATTACCACCGTTATCTCCAGGTTCAGCATCTGAAGCTGTATACCATATTGCACCACCTACTCCACCGGTTGCAGCAGCTCCTCCAGTATAATCTCTTGTTCCAGTGCTTGTTAGAGAACTAGCATATGTAAAAGATGCATTACCACCACTACCAGCACCACTAGCTCCACCACCGCCACCTCCGGCACCACCAGCTTCATCAGTATCTCCATATGCACCACCTTGACCACCAGTTCCTCCATTTTGACCATCACTACCACTTGTATATAATGCTCCTGTAAATGATAATGATATAGCTTTTAAATAAAAATGTAATCCAGTATAACCAGCTGCACCACCAGCTCCTCCTCCGCCACCTCCAGCGCAACGTCTTGATGTACTTCCACTAGAGAAACCTGCTTGCCCTCCATTTCCATGAGTGCCTGCACCATAACCACCTGATGAACTAGCACCAGAACCATCATAAGATAAAGTAGTACCACCACCTCCTCCTCCACTATCTGTACCAGTATTACCTGTTACGTGAGTATTTTCTGTGGTTGTAGTTTGTGTTGCTCCACCAATACAAGTTGAACTACCAGAACCTGTAGCATCTCCACCATTAGCATAATCATAACCTCCGAATTCAGACCAGCAAGCTCCGCCACCTCCTCCTCCTCCGTAACCACTTCCTTGAGATACACCATCTCCACCAGCACCTTGTTTAGCCCATCCACCGTCACCACCAGTTCCACCATTTCTAACTCCTGGTGTTGATATAGTTCCTTCATCTTCACCAGATACAAAACTAGCACTAGCTGCAGTTCCTCTAGTTGGGGAATAAGAATATTGCATTTGTGCTCTTACAGTTCCAGTAACAGTTGCAGCTCCAGAACATTTAATATAAATACAAGCTCCTGTACTACTTAATGGTCTTAATTCTGTTCCAGAACCAATATTAAAAGTTGTAAAATTAAAAACTTTATTAGTTTTTAAATAAAGATAGTTACCACTAACTCTATAATCGGTATTTAAAATTAAATTTCCGTAACTCTTTGCACCTGTTGTAAAACTCAATGCCCCATCGGCACCAGTTCCAAATGTTGTTGCCATTTAAGCTGTATACTGAGCATAAATAGTGCCTTCAGTTGTAGTACTTGCTGTGGGTGGCGTTGCGCCTGAGCCGTAGCAAATATTAATTACTTGAGCTGTTGGTGCTGTTCCGTGGTCTCCAACAAAAACATCTAGTGATGTTCCACTTACAATACTTCCCACAACAAGACCATTACTTGTGCTTATACTATTTAATCTATCAATAAAAGGATTAATACCACTAACACCATCAACGCTTCCAGTCATTACTCCAGCAGTAAATTGAATTCCACTTGCGTATCTACTAAATAATTCTGCCATTTTAAATTTTGAATAATATAGTTTGTTGAACTTGCAGTTCTTGCTCGCCATCAAACACCAGACTACCAGTTAAAACTTCTCTATTTAGCATGTCACTTCCAGTCGTAAATGTACCAAACTCTTTCATATTTAATCCTGAAACATCGTTTGGTGACCAATTAGCAATCATAGTAATTTGTTCAGTTGTTGTTAAGTCATTTGTATCAATTTGATTTCTATCAAATTCAACACCTAAAGCGGTGTTACCACTTGCATAAGCTAATCCACTTGTTCCAACTGCTATGTAATGATAATCACTTCCATAAGACCCACCAAGAGCTGCCGCACATATTGATAATCCAGCTGTTGTTATTCCCATTTTGTTACCTCCATTTTAATTATTATCCTGATACTACAGTACTGCCTGCTCTTATATCTCCAAATAAAGCTGTACTTGAATTTAATTGATTATGTCCTGGAACATTAAAATAAAATGCTGACCCAATACTTCTACTTATTACATTATAACTTGTATCCATTGAAATACTTCCAGTTGCTATTTGAATATTTGTAATAGAAGTATCAACTTCGGCTCCTTCTAAATTTCTTAATCTTAATTCTTGGTCTCTCATATAATCAATAAAATTTCTAATTTTTTTATTTAAACTAATTTTTAAAACCTGATTTGATAAATTATTTGTTGAGTTAAAAGTATATTTTGCATTCAATATCATATATGTTTGACTACTAATATTATGAAAAGGGATATCTACAATGGCAGTATTTCCAGGAGTAATATCGACTACACCATATACATCTATTTTTCCTTGAATAATAGGGTCTTTATGTTCAGAAAGAAATGTTTCTGCTTTTAATGTTGCTTCATCTCTCTCTTTAATATTTCTATCAATAATTACTTTATCTTTTTTTCCATAACTAGCTTGACTTGCAGAATCTTTTTTTACACTAATAAGAGGACTACTTCTTTGATAATCAATAATAAGTGGACTTCCTAGCCAACCTAAATTATCTCCGGCAGTTGTTCCACTTGTTAATATTACACCTCTTCCATTATAATTTACTAAAAATTGAACATCGTCAGTATTTGGATTAGCTACTCCATCAATTCCACCTGGCTGTATAGGAACATTTGTAGCTGCACTTCCTATAACAATAACATTAGAAGGTTTATCATCTAATGTATACAAACTTCCAGTTTGTGCTGAAAAGGTTTCTCTAACTCCTGTTAATTGCCTTGCTCCATATACACTAACATTATTAAAAATATTACTATCTGTTTGTTTAAAATCTGCACTTGTAACATTTGTATTATCGAATGTTTCTCCAGATGAAACACTATCCCTTTGAATAAAATTTAAATCCTTATCATTATCTATAAAAAAATAATAACCAGCAATTTCACTCAATTGTATTATAGCATCAAAAAGTGATATATTATTAAATGTTATTCTATCAACTGTTGTACTTGTTGCATTAACATTACTTATTGTTATTCCAGTAGATGAAGCATTCTGAATCATTAATGATTTAACAATACTACCTGCTTCTTGGTCTTTGAAAATTCTTGGACTAACAATAATATCCTGTAAAATTGCTCCATAATCTCGACCAGTTAAAACAACTCTTTCCCTTTGGGAGACTCCTCTGAATTGTATATTTTCTATAACACCTAAAAAGATTTTAGTTGTAGCAGGATTAGAATCTTTATCAGCCCAAAATTCAACATCTTCATGTAAAGAAAATGTAGTATCATATTGTCCATTTCTATTATCAAATTCAATTATAAAATTACTTGTTGAATTAAATTCATCCATAGTTTTATTTATTTGAACCTGTAACGAATTAGAATATTCAACACTATTAATTTCAAGTTTTGTGTTTATTACCATTCTATAATCTTATTGTTCTATTTAATTGGTTTGCAAATGCTTCAGCCATTTCATCAGGGTCAGTTCCATAAATATCTCCGTTCAATATAATTGTTGTTCCACCCATTGCACCAGGATTTTTTGTTCCAATAATAGTATCATCTGCATGTGGTTTTATTATCTTTCCCCCCGAAGTAACAATAAAATCATTAAGAGAAACAACATCTGGAGCACCATACCTTTTTCTTTCTTCTGCTGATGGGTTTAATAATAGCGTTCCATTCTCATCTTCAACAGTTATATTCTTTCTATCTTTTTTACGCCTCGCTAATTCATCAAGTGCTGCTTTAATTACAAGTACACCGGCAACAATTCCCAAAATTAACAACGAGATTGGTCCAAGTGCGGCTGCAACACCTGCGAATATTGGTGCAAGGGCACTAAATCCTGCGATTAGAGAAGGTAATATTGCTACCATCATAAGTAAAGGACCTACAACGATTGCTAATGCGCTTCCTATTGCCAAAGCTGCCACTGCAAACTTAGTTAACTTAGGATGTTGCTCTAACCAACCGATAACTTTTCCCAAAACATCTACTAATTTAATAAAAGTTGGAATTAATACTACACCCATTTGTTCTTTTAAGGAATCAAATTTGTTTTTAAGAATAGCAACCTGTGATTCTGTCGTTCCATACCTTTTTTCTGCTTCCTCAACTAATGCTATATTGTCTTCCCATGATTTATTCTGCATTCCTAATGCACCATCTAATGTTTCATAGCTTCCTGATAACCTTAAAACAGCATCTCTTAATCTTACCTCTTTAATATCTAATTGTTCTAAGGTTTGTAATACATCTCCACCGTTTTCTTTTATTTTTCCTAATCCATCAAAGAAACTTTGTAATGCTGCTGATGCATCTTCTTTAAATGCCTTACTAAATTCTTCAGATGTCATTCCAGCGACTTCGGCAAATGCATTTAAATCTTCGGAACCATTTGAAACCATACTACTCATATTAATCATTAATTTAGAGATAGCGGTACCACCCATTTCAGCCTTAATACCAACAGAACTTAATGCTGCACCCCAAGCCATCACTTCTCCTTCGGACATATTCAATGCTTTACCGGCACCAGAAATCCTCATTCCCATACTTACAATTTCTGCCTCTGTTGTAGCAAAATTATTTCCCAAATCTACAATAACTGAGCCTAATTTATCCACTTGGTCTATTGGCATTCCCATTACATTTGCAAATCTTGCAAAATCAGTTGCCGCCTGCTCTGCTGTAAGATTTGTGGTAGCGGATATGTCAGCTATTGTTTTAGTGAATTTTGTAATATTATCAACCCCTTCAACACCTAACTGTCCTGCTATTTCACCAATCTTACTTAGCTCTACAAAGGAAACAGGAATTTCTTTACTTAAATCTTTAAATGTTGTTTTTAATCTTGCAAATTCTTCTTCTGTTAACTCAACAGTTTTCCTAACACCAGTAAAAGCCGTCTCAAATGATGCAGCCGTATTGACAAAATTCTTTGAAAGCGCAAGCCCTGCTACTCCTAACGCAGTTACTGCAGCTCCAGTAGCTAATAATTTTTTATTTACACTTGCAAATACTCCAGAAAACTTATCAACCGCAGATATAACTATCGATATCCCTGCTCCTCCTGCTAACCCTGCTAAAAATCCACCTGCCATTATTATCTTTTTCTTTTACTCTTCCTTTTTGATGCTTTCAATTGCTTTTCTTTTTCCTTTTCAACATTATTATGCTCATCTATAAGCATATTAATCTCTGGATAAGTAAGTTTTGGAATTTCAAAGTATGTATACCCAATTTTATGTAGAAACCAACTTAATTTTTGTTCGTTTCTATATTCTTTTTTTTTTCTTCAAGCGCATTGAGTAAACTTTTAGTTGTTGAATCCTGAATCTCTGTTTGGGAAACATCAGTTGTTATAGACAATAATGCCATTTTAAAAGCACCATACATTGCCGGCTTAATATGATTAAACTCTTCTTCACTAAAAGCTGGCTCTATAATATGTGTTCTTATAAGCTCGTCTTCACTTTCTGGTTCATTAACAATCTTATTAAATTCCCCTTTCGTTAAAGGTATCATCTTTGCTGAGGGCTTATCTGATAAGACTTCAAGTACAATACTAATTGGTAATAAGTTACCTTCTCCGTCTCTTGCAATTAAGCACTTTTCTTTTGATATACATTCCATTTATTAACCTCCTGGTTTAGTTCTGCTCTCCCGTTCTTCTCAAAAAATAAAGAAGAAAAATAAAAAAAATTAAATTTTACCACGCGTTGTAATCTACGATTGTATCTTCTACTGTTGCACTCACATGTTGTGGTGTAATAGTTAAGGTTTGGTCGTGACTTCCTTCAACTGGTGATGGTGTTTCCATATCGCTAACTTTACATCCGCTCATTACTATAAACACACTTCCCGCTGCCCCAATAGATTGAATCATTGCATTAAATGTACTACCTCCTAAGAAGTAACTATCATAAAATGTTTTTGCATTCGTAGAATCCATTTTAACAGTTGTTGTTAATTCGTAATCTCTATTTATTGGCAATGGCTCTTTGATAACCTTGCTACCGTTATTATAATGACCTGATTCTAAGTTATTATTAATTGTTAATGAAAATTCTGTAGCATTATCAATAGTTGTTCCCGAAGGTAACTGTAATAATGCACTACTAGCCATATACGGCCTTGTTGTAGTTGGTGTAACAGTTGTAACTGTTCCAGATGAAAACGTATCGCTCTGTGCCATATAAGTCACTTCGCAATTAACTATATCTCCTTGTGCCCATGTAATTGCTAATGAATCAACAATACATCCATTAAAGGTTCTTATGAAATTGCTACCATCTGTACCATTATTCTTACTATCTTCAAGTGTAAAACTACTTAATGATTGTCCAGTAATAGCATAATTTGTGTCATCACTATTTGTTTCTGTAAAACAATGTGACCCAGCAGTTGATGTTTCTCCAACACTACCGATTGCCATTCCTAAAAACTTCCAATCTTGTGGAAAGTATGAGAATGTTCCTGTAAAGTCTTGATTACCGTCTTCAAAAACATCAACATTTCTGTCAGTTGAACCTTGATATCTTATTGAAATAACATTAGTGTTTTCATCTGGTGTATGGTCTTGAACCATTCCTATCCATTGACGAGTACCACTAGTTGTAGCATAAGTTCCACTTTCATATTGAAATGCAAGTTGATTCTGGTCGCTCAAATATTTACTCATTTCTTATAACCTCCTTCTAAATACATAAAAATAAATATGTAAATTCCCCCACTTTACTTTTCACATTTTCTTCAGATACATTAACCACACTTCCCATACTAAAATCATATAAGTTAGCGTCAGTTAATTTATCGTTTGTAATTTGATTTGTCCTTAAATAGTCATAAATCTCATCAAACAATTCGTCCCTCTCAGTAACATTCCTTGCCCACACTCTAATCTCAACACCTAATCTTAAAACTGTTCCTTCACTACCCATTCCTAATTTACCTTGCTGAGTTGTTCCTTTATCAGTAACAGTGATTAATGGATACCTTACTGCCCTCTGAGGGTATGATGTCATTACAAATCTTTCTGGTGCTGAACGACCAAGAGGGTCTGTTATGTTAGAATTTAATTTATCACGAATTAGATTAACTAAATCGGATATAAAAGTTGAACTGCTTACTGTTGTGATTGTCATTTGTTACCTCGCTTGGTGTTAAGATACTCGCTTGTATCTTAATTATACTAATTAAGTATTCTTTTTAAATAAATGGAATTAACTTATATAGCTTTGTTAATTTTATTTTGAATAAACTCCTTTACTTTTTTAGCATTTCTTTTTTCTGTATTCCCAAAATGGTGCCTAGCATTCATTTTTGATGTTCCAAATTCCAATTGTTCACTATAATCAACTCCCGATTTTACTTTAGCAGATAATTTTTTGGGGAATGTTGTGTTAACAGTATTCATAAATAAACTAGTATCAACACTTCGAGGCTCAGCTCGATGACCAGCAATGCTTTGAACAACCTCACTTTCAATAAAAAATCCAGCTTCTTTAATACCTTTTTCTGCTGCATTACTAACTCTAATATTATTTATTTTTAAAGCTCCTATTACCATTGGAATATTTTTTGCTTTAACATTAAGTTGCATATTATTCACCCACAAAACTGCCATTAGTTAAATATCTCACATATAATTTTTTGTAAATGGGCGTTCCATTAATTGTCCACTCAGTAACTTGTCCATTTTGTAGTATTTCATACTGCTCGGATGTTGGACTTCCGTTCATTCCAATTTTTAAAGGTCCTAATCCTGAAGTTTGAATCGTTCCTTCGATATATAATTTTTTATCATCAATCAAAATCTTACCTTGCTCTAAAAGTAGGGAGTCAGAACTATATTGATTACTACTTATTGGTTGAACTAGTCCTGAACACCATAAGTCTGTTCCAAATTGGACCAAAGTTGAGTCATCATCATAATAACTACCTGCTCCTAAGGAAAGATTATAGTACTTTATCCTAACTTGCTCTCCATATTTTAACACTTCGTTAAAATCTGATTTAATTTCACTCGCAAGTGTCATTTGAATATCCTCTTAATTTTAAAGTTGCTAAAACAGATGCTTTTGTATCTCTATCAGGTAAATAATCTATATTAAGATTGTTTTCTTTTA